GCCAGCGATAACGATAGGATAGGAAGCAGAGCTCCCCCTCTTCCTCTTGCCTGCAAGTTTTGCACTCATATCTGCACAGAAAGTGAGAAAACGAACAAAAGAAACGGGCAAAAAAGGGACTACTGGTTAGCTGAAAAGCGAGTGAAAACCAGTCAGTCGAAGAAAACTGAACGGAAGAAAACTTCGATAAAAGGTAAAAAATTAGGTCGAAGATAACTGGTATGCATTTTTTTCATATTAGGAAAATGTTAGGTCGAAGATAACTATTTTCCAGATAACTTCGATAGAAGGTTATTTAGCCAAAACCCCTAGATTCTAGAGCACTGGTCGACGGTGGGGTCCTTTGCTTAATGGGGATATCGGCGGGGCGTAGCCCCGAACGTGGGCAATGAGCCGAAGGCGATTCAGCTAAACAATTAGCGCCCATAATCCCGTAAATCGGGAATTTAGCTTCTGCTCAAAAGTGCAGGAACAGTATTACCCTGCACTTCTGAGTAGCGAGACACACATGTCGAGATACAGGAACGTAGTGTTCACCTGGAACAATCCCACAGGTACCATCGACTTCACAGATGAGATGCAGTACCTGGTGTACCAGGAAGAGATAGGGGACTCAGGCACTTACCACTTCCAGGGTTACTGCGAATTCAAGCAGCAGATATCCCTGGGCCTAGCGAAGCAACTGCTTGGTGGAGCTACAGTTCATCTGGAGCGACGTAGGGGCAGTGCGAAGCAAGCGGCGGATTACGCCAAGAAGGACGACACGAGAGTGGCGCACACCAACCCATACGAGTTCGGCGAACCCCGCACCCAAGGTAAAAGAATTGATTTGGAGGGGTTCAAGGAGGAGGTGATGGCGGGCAAGCGAAAGCGAGACCTCCTTGATGATCATGTAGGGATCATCGCCCGCTACCCCAAGTTCTACGAACAACTAACAATGATGAACAGACCGGTACGCAGCACAGACCTTGTTGTCTCTCTCCTCATCGGGGAGACTGGGCTTGGAAAGACCCGGAGCGTCATGTCAAAGTTCGGTGATGATCCCGACTTCTACGTGGCGCCACTCAACAACGGAACCATGTGGTACGACACATTCGACGGACACACCCGAGTGTTGCTTGACGACTTCTCGGGAGCTGCCTCTCACATCTCCTTGTGTTCTCTGCTTCGCCTGTTGGACAGATATCCTGTTCTTGTGCCAACAAAGGGGAGCCACACATGGTGGCTGCCCGATGAGGTGTTTGTCACAACCAATGTTTATCCCAAGCACTGGTACAAATGGGAAAACAGGGGAGAGCAATACAAAGCCTTGGCTCGGAGATTCCACAAGGTGTCTCTCTATTATGTGCCACTGTCAGGAACTGATTGTGGTTACGTCGAACAGGGACCAGAATGGTGGATTGAAAACAAGCCGGATGAAGCAATTTATTGAATAAACACTTCAATTACCATCGGAAAATCTCAACCTGATTGTAGACGTAAAGTCTATTACTCCCTGGTTGCTGATCAGCAAAACACCCAAGTTGTTGCTCCTGATCTCTCCCATAGCTCCTGTGGTGCTGGAGAACTCAACGGGGATGTTGCACTTCTTGTACCAAGTCTTGGTCTTGGCGACAGCAGCGCTGGAGACCACCCCGGCACCGTCGGAGGCCAAGGTGAGGTAATTGAGGACTTCATAACTGTCCTTCAGGATCTGGAACCTCCCAGAATTGGCGAGGTTGCGGAAGGAGTTGAGATTGGCGGTCTCAAGGATGTCGGTGACAGCTGCCGTGGCCCCGTTGGCTTGCTTGTCGAGGTAGACAATGATCCTTAGGTTGTCCCCAGCCGCAGGATCAGCAGCAGCGTCGATTTCAGAAAGATTGAATCGGTACCTCCAGTTGATCGAACGGATGGTACACTTCCTGCCCACTCTCTGTGACTCAGTCACACCTTGTGGGATGATGTTGATGGTACCACCATTCTGGATGTTCCCGGCGGTAGCCACGTCAGTGGCGTTGACGGCAACATCGTGGAACTTCAGTTCCCCGTCTCTCCCAGAGTAACGACCATAGAACCCACCGGTTCTATCAACACCCGGAGTGAACTTCCGTCTCTTGTAGCTGGTCCTTGGGCCAGCGATAACGATAGGATAGGAAGCAGAGCTCCCCCTCTTCCTCTTGCCTGCAAGTTTTGCACTCATATCTGCACAGAAAGTGAGAAAACGAACAAAAGAAACGGGCAAAAAAGGGACTACTGGTTAGCTGAAAAGCGAGTG